AAATGCTACATTAGCCGCAGAAGTAGATGCAACTTCTTCAAAGTTAGTGCTTCTAAGTGGTGGTGTGGCAGAAGTATCAATTCCAACCGCGTTCCATAATATATTATTGAGTGTTGCCGACCCACCATACCCAATGCCAAGAGTATGCGATGTAGCCCCTGCTGTTTTGTTAAAATAGTACATGGCCTCAAAAGCGTACACCGTTGAAGTAGACAACGTGACGCTAACGCCAAACACGCTCTGCACCGTGCTGACATTTGCGCCCGCAAGGTTAGATTCCAACCGAAAAAACTGAGCGCCGGGTATGACCCCGCGCTGCGTGCCTTGCGCCGTGTTGTAGAACGCCTTTCCATCGAACTCAACAGAGCCGATAGCGGGTGTCGTGCCAAGGAGAGTGTCTGCGGTGAGAACAATTGAACTCATGCCCATGTTCCTACGTTAATAAGCCCTGCGGAGCCAATTGGGTAGATTAAGAAATACGACCCTGCAAGGGTTGAATAAGGGCCAACGGACACTGATGTAGTGTATTGTGGGATAAACGTACCGCCAGCGTTAATGTTGACAGTGCCTCTTAATTGCATTGGCCAATTCCAATTAGCGGTTGCACTAGCATTGCCCATAGAAGCTGCTGCGGCTGTGTTTGAAAAAAATGTAAGCGGGCCACTGCCTGAACCTGATGTAAAAACACCGGAGAGAGCATTGTACACGCCGCCATATAAAATATTGTTAATTGTAGCTGCTCCAGCAAAACTAAGAGACAAACTATGCGCTGTTGCGGTAGCTGTTTTTGAAAAAACAACAACCATTTCAAACGCATAAACTGTGCTTGAGGACAGCGTTACACCAAGCGATGACCCATATATGCCTTGTGCGCTAGTTGATGCTGTCCCTACATAATCAGCATTTAACCGATAAAATTGCGAGTTGGGAATGACGCCCCTTTGTGCCCCCACTGGTGTGCCATAGATAACAGGAGAAGTGTATTCTAACGCCCCCGCTGTTGTTGTGCTGAGAGGATCAGAGGTGAGTACAATTTTAGACATCAGAGAACCACCCAACGTGAGCCAGACGAGATTGTAATCACTACGCCCGAGTTAATAGTTAAAGGGCCAACAGAGCTGGCGTTCTTAGTAGAAGCAATCGTGTACGAGGTCGTAATGGTCTTGTCGTTCAGAACAAACACAGCATCAGACCCACCGCCCGTAGCACCACTGGCGGGAGCATCTGCCCAAGACGGAGCCGCTGCCGCACCACCTGATGTGAGTATCTGACCGGACGTGCCGTAGTTTGCACCGCCAATGCCAATTTGCCCTGACGACCCAATGCGGAGACGTTCAGCAGCATTTGCAATGAACGCAAGAGTACCATTTGCTGGTCTTGTTATTGCCGCATCAACTGCTGGAGCGGATGCAGTATTACCCCCAAGATTAAAATATGTTGCACTAGCCGTTCCACCGACAGTTAACTCATGTGTGGGATTTGTCTCATTAATCCCGACATTGCCATTAAAATAGTTTGGCGCAGTCCCGACAGCGTAGAAGCCATACGTAGTGCCGCCGCCTGTGGCGGTGTTTACTGCTGAATAGAACCCGTAGGCAGTCTTACCCGCCGTTACTGCCGCAGTGTCAGACGCAATAAATCCGTAGTTATTTGTAGCACCAAGTAAACTATTTTCTGCAATAAACCCAAACTGGTTTAAAAATGTAGCAGTCCCAAATGAAGCCTGACTGGCCCTAAAGTGGTTCACATTACCCAAAGTACCCGATGCGGCAGTGGCACTTGTGCTGAAATAAAAGGCACCTAAAGTCACATCTGATTGGACTGCTGAGTCAGAAAAATATCCAAAGGCATTAGAGCCTCCGGTGAGAGTTTTTGATACTCGTAAATTTATGTTGGACAGCGACGCCGACCCGATCCCGACGCTGCCAGACGAGTTAAGAAACATACGTTCAGTTCCGCTCGTTCTAAACGAATGGTCTGTTGCATCGTATGCTGTGCTTACATAAGCAGTGCCGCTTCTGTTGTAACTTTGAATGTAAGTCCCAACACCGCCACCGGGATAATTTGTAAAAAATTCTAATCCTGCTGCACCAGCATTGGACACGGATAGTTTAGCTTGTGGCGAGGTCGTACCGATACCTACATTTCCACTTGCAACGATTGCAAAAGGACTAACGTCAGGATTCGTGCTATCCTCGACAACAAACGCATTTCCAGTTCCTGTCTGAGTAATGCGAACTAAGTCCGTTGTTGTTGAACCAGAAAAGACATTCGTCCCGCTAAAAGTCTGATCGTTGGTAAGTGAGGCTTTATCGTCAAATACTACTTTTATGACCCTGAGTTCTACCTTATCGCCAATCGCAAAGGCTCGCGCAGAAGTGCCGTCTTGTGCGCGGACAATCGTAAAAGTATCGGTAGCCTTGGCTGTTACCTTCACAATCTCGTTCTGATTCGAGGTATTTGTCAGCGTTACATAGAACACATCGCTGCCGGATATTGTCGGAAATAGCGTACCCGTCCCACTTGATACAGTAAGACTAGTGGCTACTGCTGTAAGAGTGCCAGCGAGATAACTGGTTGCGTTATTTGCGACTAAAATAGCCATGTTAACTCACTGCTATGGTCCACGTTATGGTCAAGGTATCGGCTGCGCCTTTGTTAATAACAGAGAACACCGTCCGACAAAGCATAGTACCGGCTGAAGCAGCGTTGAAGATACCAGCTTCTGTAAGAGCGCCTGTACCGACCCCTGCCCCAAATGTGCAGGCGTAAGCAACGGAACTTGTTGTTACAGTAGTACTTGTAAGGGCTGTGCGACTAGCCGATACAGCAGCAACCAGAGTTGTCTGAGCTAGACTGGCAGCAGTAGACGATGTGCCTACTTCCATATGAGTCATCGCCGTAGCAGTGGCGTCCTTCATACGTGAAGCAATATAGTTTAGCCCTACCTGAACAACAAGATTTTCTACTTCCCGTGTTTCTTTGACCGCTCCATCTGAACCAGTCAGCACAAGAGTAACTTTGCCTTCAGCTTTTACAAAATCTTTAGCCATAACAAACCTCTTAGTTCAAACTTGCGCTATTAAAGCTATACCCATTAAACGCATTAGAGTCCAGAGCGTTTAGTGTAAGGACAAACACCTCTGAAGTTGTCACCGGTTCGGAATCAACCTCTGCTGTGGCTGTGTTAAAGTCTACATTCTTAACTAGTGTCGAGGCAAATAGCTCAGACGTTACAGCGGAATCAGAAACATCCGGCGTTATAATAGACTTAACAAGTGTCTCAGACGTTACCGCTGAATCGGAATACGCTGGTTTAGGATGAAGTAGTACAATTTCCGATATACTAGCAGTATCAAACAGAGCGAACGGATTAAACACGTCAGCTTTCATAAGAATGTATGAAAGCGAAACTATCGTCGGCTCATAGGTAGCAGCAACAGTAAAGTTATTACCCGCACTTATAGCTACATTTGCTATGATGCCGGAAGAATCAACAACGCTTACTGCTACCTTTATGTTGCTCATGCAAACTGCTCACGAACCCTAAAGCGAAGAAGATCGTATACAGTTTGAATCTCAGTGCCGAAGGTGACGCCTATCTCCCCCTCGTACATACCGGGATCAATCCCGACCAGTTCTCCGTTGCCGAAGTCAAAAGACACAATACCGTTGACAGCATCAGTCTTCGTGCATGGGATCGTAGACAATGTAGTCGTAGCACCAGCCAACCTGAATTTAACTGCCACTGATATGGAAGCGCCGGATACATCGATAGCAGCACCAGTCGTCTCATTCGTCAGAGTGAGATAAATCTGTGGAAGCGTATCGCCTTGAACTAGCTTGATAACATCTGACATGCTGACACCTATGCAAACGGACGCATTTGTACGCTAAGTGACGCCCTAGCAACACCTAGATTAGCCTTTGCCTTACGGCTAGCAGTTTTGTAGGAATACTGCTTGGCATGGTAGGTAGCAAGGTCTCTATCTGTCCATGACTTATTAGGCAGCACCAGCAAATGTTGCAATGCACCGTGCATGATAAGCTGCTCACACTCATCAAATGCTGTCTTATCCATACCTGTCGAGTCTGGCGTTGGCCTCAAAGCCAAGAACATCTTAATGTCGTAGGCAACGGATGAGTCTGGTACAGGCACGATAATAAAATGATCTGGGTCAAACTGCGAAATAAATCGTGGAGTAGACCGGACTGTAGCATCAGTAGAAGGCCAGTCTGGGTACACTCTGTGTATCTCATCCTGAGACATCGCTGATATCTTAGAACCGTTTACCGCTGCATGGATGACAGCTACAACCTCAGAATCAGTCGGAGCCTCGTACTCATACTCGTACACGCCGGGAGTGAGCCGAACAAGAGGCTGTTCGTAGCGCCATACGAGGGTTCTCTCACAGACCTCTATTGCCGCATCCCTGACATACTGCTGGATAGTAGGTCTAGGACACCCCGGAACACTAGGAGACAGCTTGCTTTCGAGGGAGATAAAGGTCCGTGTAGCCATTACACAACTTCCTTCTTAGTTAGTCCGGCTTCTTCTGTATCTGTAACTGATCTAGATTGGAAGGAAGTAGTTAGAGTCTGTATGAAAGACTGCTGGAAAAGTTGAGCACGATTAGAGTTGACATGTTCGTTATCGATAGACTCAGCAAGGAATAAAGTACCGTCTACCACAACTGGTAAATACGCATCTGGAAGAAGGGCCACAGTTGTAGATGACGCATAAGTCGGAGGTGTCTGGCAGTACTCACCGATGAGAATCTGCCCAGCAGGCGACTGAGGGTAGATAAAGAATCGATTAGGATTACGGGCATGGCGCATCCAGCTAATGCAGGCACTAGCTTCTTCTGTAACCCAATCGGGATATGTCTGATCCAGAATCTCTCTATTGGTCTCGCGTATACCGGGACCGTCTTTAATCCTGAAGATTTCCATGATCCTGATGGAATCAGACGGTGCTGACTGTAACGTCGCATTAGTTGTACAAGTGATCTCGCCGATATACGCAAACAAATCTGGGCGTATAAGAGCCATGCGCTTCAGAGTCTGATTGGCAAACCCTAGAAGTGTCGCATCCGAATACCGCTGAAGAGACGCTTCAGTGCTCGTATCTTGCAGCATCTTCCTAACTTCGGTGATCACATCTAGGAGTATCATATTTACAGCCCCCGACTAGCTTCGAGATTCAACTCTGTGTTTTCAACTGCAGGCTCTTCAGGAATATCCTCAGTCGATAAATCAATCTTGGCCTTACGACCTTTCTGGGCCTTAGGAATGAAACGCTCTGGAAACGCTTCTTCCTCAGTTACTTCCTCGCATGATGCGTTCTCTGCAAGGATTGGGTTCCAGTCGTAGATAAAGCCGTCGCGTGTATTACGTAGATAGCGAGTCATCTGTTAGTCCCTTTCACTTCGTCTTCCGCTTCACACCAGCCGAGCTAAGTGCAATAGCAATAGCCTGTTTCCGATTCTTTACCACGGGAGCTTTTTTAGGGCCAGCGGGATTAATACCGCCGTGAAGAGTACCAGTCTTAAATTCGTGCATAACCTTACGAACTTTGTTCTGCTGCTTCTTATCCATTTTGCTCACCTGAACTTAGCTGTTTTGGCTGCGATCTTAGTAGGTTGTCGTACAAACTGCTTGCCTTCTTTTGTACCTTTACGCTTCGCTGCAGTTGTAGCTGCATACTCTGCAGGAGATAACGCCTTAATTGCAGCCTCCGGCAGATACCTCTCGCCTGTCTTACTAGATGGCTTACCAGACTTGGTACGCCACTTTTGATCAGACCAATCCTTAAGTGATTTCTGAGGTGCTTTCATTTCTTCTTCATAACCTTAGGCGCAGAATGCGAAAGTCTCTTACTGGCTGACGTGTGTGACGCGCCAGTGTGTAGCTCACCGCCCATTTTATGGGTTGGGCCAACGTACTCTTTACCATTTGGAAGGTAATGTTTCTGCGATTTAGTCACGGTAACCTCCTCCAGCATCTTTATATCGTTTCGCAAGAAGTTGTGCCTTACGAGCCGACCACTGCCCAGCGGCAGTACCCTGTACTGCAACAGCCTTAATCTCATTGAATATGCGTTTACGCAGAGAAGGCTTGGTGTAGTTACCGGCCTCGTTTACTTTAGATTTTGGCACCTTAGCAGTTCCATGCTCTGAGAGACTTATTGATACGAGAGTTAGGATCGTTTGCTGTCTTAGCAGACGTTAGCTTTTTCTTCATGCCAGTCATCCTAGCACAGAAAGAATCTTTACGCGAGCCGCCCTCAGGCTGCGGAGGCTTTAACCCCGGCTTACCGGGATTAGCTGCATTGTAGGAGGCTCTACCCTTGGCATTGAGACCGCCACTAGGGTTCTTACCTTCTTTGCGCTGCCATGCGGGTGTCTTAGCCATATCAATCCTTCAACAGCGCAGTAATAGATGTTGCCCCACCAATGTCGCAGTAAACCCCGTTAGTAAACAGCATACCGTCTTCGGGGAGATTCCAAGTAATAACACCTTGTTTGGTGGTGTCTAACTCTAATTTTACAGGGCCGGTTGCAGACGTAGCATCGTACAGATTGATGTGGTCAAGCCCCCCACCGGCAGATGTATATAATATGCCTAGCAATCGAATCTTACCTGTATGAAGCTGTCCGTCCACATTTAAGTGGGTAGATGTCATGTCTCTAGCCATCATTATTCTCCTTACAGAAAAAGGGGGGCTTATGCCCCCCTATCTATATTAGTTGAGATCAGTGAGCATTGCAAACACGCGGACAACAGCGGCTGCAGGGACTGCAGTACCGATGGTCACGTCAATCGTATCAGCAGCCGCATAGACCTTACCGCCCGAGAGCGTTGGAGCGAATGCACCAGACGCAAGGACAGGAACGCCACCCGAAGTACCGGTAGCATTGACCGACGTAGCAGCAAGATAACCAGCGGCGGCAGAGCCGTCACCAATCGACAACGTGCTGGTAACACCGGCAGCAGTCGTTACAACCATGCCTACGTTAGACACAATCGAACCGGCTGGAATTGGAAGGATTTCCAAGACATCGGAGGCAGCGAGTGCTGTGAGACCGGCTGCTGCGCGAGCAGCAATGATCTTCGGGAAGTCGAGAGTGATTTCGACTCGGTGGGACTTATTGAGCGAATCCGCTGGATAAGCGGCTGAACCGGCGTTGAAGCCGACTGCGGTGGTATAAGTAGCCATTAGACTTACTCCGTAAAAGATGACAAGGGGAAAAGGGGGGTGTTACCCCCCTTCTAATTAGGCGACTGTTACAACGCCCTGAACCAAAGCCTCAGGCTTGACAACCTTGTAGCCATAGACCTGAAGACCACGGATAATATTGCCGAAGGTTGATTCAGAGCGAATGGTTTCCATGTTTGTCATCTGAGATGCGAACGTGAAGCCCATCTTGTGACCAGCGATGAGGCTGAACTTGCCAGATGAGACAGCCAAGTTATGGCTTGTGTAGAGCATAAAGCGGTCGATCATGCCGATACGACCATTACGCAATACCGACGTACTGTCGCCAGTGATCGAAGCATCCTTAAGGTCAGACTTCTTAATAAAGCCAGCCATCTTGGCTGGAATAATAAGAAAGCGATCCGACTCAGGAGCATTGGCTTCGTCAAGAACAACACCCATGTCAACGATGTAATCCAAAACATTGGACTTAGTAAGCGCAACAGGAGTACCTGTTGAACCAAGGTCGATATTGGCAGTGATACGACCGGCGGTGTTGCCTTTGTTAGTCGCAGCAATATCTGGGAGCAGGTCGGTGAGAACGCGGGTATCGATCTTGATCTTCATACGCTCGGAGGCGTCCTTCGACCAAGTATCCATCATAGCGATGTCAGCCTGAACCTTATCAACATCGTCTTCGATGCAGGCAAAGTACTCGCCTTTATCGATCATAAGCTGCAACTTGGCCTTCTCTGGACTCTGCACTGCAAGAGTCTGGCCCTTTACGTATGTCGAGATGGTGATCTCAGGGGTAGTACGGATGTTGACCGTATCACCGTACTGACGAATCTCACCCTCATAATCCGTATTGGAAATGGCTGCGAGGACTGTTGCATCGTAGAAATTCTGGATAAGTTTGCCCGACCAGATTTCGGGAATGAAGTTGCCCGAATACTGCGGACGACCTGCTGCGACTGAAAAAGCCATGAGCTTAACTCCTAGTTAACCGTTTACGACAATGCGTCCATCCCGCTGTGCAGCGAAGATGTCGCGTTCAATACGGTCGCGTTCGTCCTCTTTACCGCGATATACACCTTGACGGACTTTATTGAAAAAGTCGGTTATGTCAGCGGCGGTGTATGTCTTGGCGTTTTGAGTAACAGGGGCTGAACCGCCTTTAGAGCGACCCGGATTAACCTGCTTCTCAAGTTGAGAGGATACTGCAGACCGATTAGGTTGAGCATTAGCGTCGGCAAGAAACTTACCGGACGATTCAGAGTACGATTGGAAGAACGCTACCACACGGCTAACATCCAAGGAGTTCTGCGCTTGCTCCAAGTATGTCTGACGTGAAATTCCAGTCAAAGGATCAATAGACAACAACCAATTCTGAAAGCCAGAATCGTTATTGATCTGCTGCCAATTCGGTACGGAGTTAGACAAAGCTGTCCAGAACCTCTCTTCAGAACTCATGGCCTGCTGGTGGGCAACCCGTTGAACCTGAGGAAGTACTGAAGTATTCAAACTAGATGCAAGCTGATTAATGGTTGCTTCGATAGAAGCAATCTTAGCAGCCACAGGGTAGAGTTCTTCACGAGAAACCTTACGCATCACATCAATGGACTCACCGTAATCATTACGATCTGACTCAGAGACAAGGTTCTGATTAGCCATAATCGGAGTGGTATTGGATGGGACTGTTGATAACGAAGCGAGAAGCTGCTCCATCTGAGCAATTCTAGATTGGTACTCTTTATTGGTCTCCGTAACAGACTGTAGGCGATTGTTCTGGGCGTTATACATACCTTGCAGGGAACGCCACTGCTGCTCGTAATTTTCTGAACTCGGGCCATCTACGGTGCTACGCTCGTTCTTCTCCGTAGATTGGTCAACAGAACTAACTGAAGTGTCGGCGCTGTCAGACTGTGTACCAGCGTTGTCACCCGTCGAAGAGTTTTCGTCGGAGGCAGATGTGTCTGCTCCGCTATCCTCAGCGCCAAGTTGCTTGTACAATTCCTGTACTGCCTCACTCTGTTTGCGAATCTGTTCTGGTAGTGCCATTAGGTACGCTCCTATCCGGTGTGCGTGTTAACTAGTCGGCTTTTTAGCCGCTAGGTCAGGTGCTTCTTGTGCGAACTTTACAAGCTCGCCTAGGACTTGGCAACGCCCCTGTGAAATTGCCGAGTTTGCTAGCGCAAATGGTAGATTCTCAAGTTCATGGGTTCTCCACGCTTGAAGATAGGTCAGTACGTCTGGGTACTGCCTAACCATAAGCGCGAAAGCCTTGATAACCTGAGCATCTGGGCGAATCATCGATTAACCCCCACTGCTCTATTTGCTACTACGTTTGAATCCATACCGCCTTTTGGACTTCCATCGGGTTGGGTAGGTGTAGATTTTGGAGCCGATATACCGGCTTGTGGTTGTGGTGAACTGGCCTGAGCAATAGCTGCCTTGGCCTTCATCCGATCATTGTAAACCATCTTTTCAGATGACGGGACAATTTCGTCCATAGGCATCTGCAGGCTTCGAGAAACTTCTCTAATAATAGCAGCCCGCCCATCTTTACCGATGATTTCCATATCGACAGGGTTCGACGTAGCATTGAGAAACTCAAGTCTGCGAACATTCATTGTCTCCTTAGATGCGAGATTGATTGCACCGCGAGGCAGAATGATAACATCGCCCTTGATGCTTTCATCAGGATCATAACGCATATTGTAGATATACTGACGCTTGACTATCGGCTTAACTATGTCGGCGTCGATGTGCATAACGACTTGGCGGATGCCCTTACCGGCGCTGCCCATAAGCATAGACAGCCCAGATGATGTGCGACCAGCCCCCTGAACGTTAAGATCACCGTACAGATACGCAGGAATACCCGAGTGCTCGTCAGCCAACCGTGAGAACTTATCGTACACAGCAACAAGTGTTGTCGCATTATCGTCTGGTTGTGAAAACCGTACAGCAGGCGCACTTGACCCGACAGGATCATTCAATACCTGCCAAATCTTCCACGGGTGAATCTGGGTGATATCCTCGTTCGGAGGGAGACGATCTACGTTAACTTCAACCTGTGGACCAGACGAGATACCCATGTTGTTCACAAGAGCACGGGCTGCTGCGTTACAGACATTCTGGATATCTTCAATGATCTCAGGAATACCCTTGCCCCAGAACGCGCCGGGGCATTTGATAAACGAAGTCTTGGCGTATGGCTTCTCACCTAGTGGGTCATAGTTGAGCACAGCCTTGATGACATGGTTGCCCACTACCCACACATTGGCATCGTACTCTTTAGATTCATCTGGGACATCTTCTTCCGTGAGACCCCAATCCAACAGCATCTGCCCGCTTACCTTACCCCAGAACTCAAGGGCATCGAACATCTCGGTAGGGCGAAGTGTCGTATTGAACTTGTGCTCTTCCTGTTCCTTCTGAAACTCGAAGGATACATTAACCCAAGAAGAAGCGTTCCCATTCTCAAGAGCAGCCTTGATGGAGTTGTCGTCATACCCCGGAACACCGATGAGATCAGCCAAGTCCATACGGGTTAGGCGGTGATGCTCGAAGATATAGCCGTCATTCAGGTTAGACACACCCGGTTCTGGGAAGATTCTGAACGGGTCTACACGCTCATACTCAGGCGCAATGCGCTCTGTTGGAGCAGCAACCGTCTTACCGAACTCATCCTGAGTCCAACCTAGGACACGCTGTCTACGTACAACTGGCCCTTTGATAAACGCACAAGGGTAAGTAACAAGGTCAGTAATAAAATCGTTAAAGGCTTCAGACCAGCCACCTTCAGCGAACTGATCAGAAATTTTCAAATTCATCTTGTCCGCACGGGTCTGAGCCTCATGCAGAACACGGAACCTATAGTCCTGAGCTACCATCTCTTTTAGCTGGGAGACCTCATCACGAGTAGGAGCACGATCCTCGGACTTCAGTATCTCCATGACTGTATCAGCAAAGATAGACTCGATCTCTTTAGCCTGAACAGGAGATAACTCAGGGAGTGGCGTAGGCTTGATGTCCCAAGGGGGAGTACCTGTATCAAGCAGGATGTCGCGTAGCCAACTCTCAGCAGCCCTACACTTAACCTCAGTGATCATCATGTAGACTTCAGACCCACCCTGAGTTTGGATGGCTGTAAGTTTATCTGCCTCATACTCACCGTTACGCTGACGCATAGCCTTGAGCATTTTCAACTCAAGAGGCTGTTTCGCAATCTTGGCAGCATCCCAGCACTCGCGGAGATAAGACGATATACCAAGAATGAGGGGGTTGTTCTGGCGATCCTGAACTTCTTTGTTAATACGATCCTTCTCTTGCTTAACAAGTTCGGAATTACTAACAACTCTGAGAATCGAAAGTCCAGCCATTACGGTTAAGCCCCTTTACTTTTCAAACCGCGTTGCTTCACATACTCGTTAACTTTTTGAATTGGGGTCTTTGGGGTGAACAGAGGTATGTTACCCATCAGGGGTGTCATAGGTGCCTTACCTGTCGGGGGCATCTGACTAAAATAACCTACAGGTGGAAGGTTTAGTCTAGTCCCAAGCGGCTGTGACATTGCTGGAGTTGTAGGCCGAACTGGGGGCATAGGCACTTTATCAGTCCCGATGAAGCGTGTATTCGGTGGAAGCGGAACCATACCGCCGTCAGCGTAGCCCTTGCCCGCTTTACCCATGTTGGAGCTGTGCATCTTCGGGTTATCCGAGTTACACATATAAGATTTGGTGGGTGAACCGGACTTCTTCATAGCAATCTCCCCAGCTACATGTCTTACGACATATACACAGAAACAAATCTACACGCAAGTAGTGAAAAAGACCCCCGGGGAGCGTCATCAGCACTCAACCCGGGGGGAGGTGGCCGGAAGGGAGGGACCGGCAGGAGGTATATATCATGTCCACCCATATGCCGCAACAGGCTTGATCTCGCGCCGCCTAGATAACTGAGATGAGTCTCCACCGGACGTAATATGCAGCATTAAGTACTGTAAAGCCTCCGCAACGTGCGAATGTTTGTTCTTATCGATGCTTTCGTTCTTGGCATGGAACCTATAACCCCCCATCATGGCTGATTTCAGCCTAGTACACCTCGGATCAACCAGAAATGCAGGGTCTCCGTCCACTTGACGCATCAAAAAGTCATCAACTGCGTTGACTCGGGCCGAAATATTGTTGGTTTTAGCTGGAATTACCCTAAAACCCTCGGCTTTGATGATATCTACAGCACTTCTCTCGTCAGTTTGCGCCCTTTGTATGCCTGCTGGGTCAGTAACCACCAGTATCTGGCTCCCCGGGAAGCGTTCATGGATGATCGGCTTCAAAACTGTACGCACAAACCGCTGAATACCCATGTCGAAGCTTACAGCCTCGTCTAAAATCAGTGCTCGACCACGCGGGTCTTGCTGTCCGAACACCGCAGCGGGTGTCAAACCGAGGTCCATACCGATAATTATGGGTCGAATGCCGTTATTTACGTGCCTAAGTGTCGCTTTCGCCATGTGATAGTCAGGTCTGAAGTACTTATAGACCGGCGTTCCCGCAGAACTCAGCCCATACTCACCATCAATGTAAACCCTGACATACTCATCCGACCGCCCCTGCGTGTCGTAATACCCATCTGGCAGGTTCTCGACGTTCTCCGCATAGGTCGATCTACCCGATGGCTGCTTGAATACATCCCACCCGTTGTTATTAGGTGACACGCCGTCCTTGGGATCAAGCCCCTCCATCTGGTAGTACCACCACGTATCCATAGTCGGCGGGTTCGTATCCCCCCACATGCCATGCCACGTCGGACCGCCATCCTTCTTGGACGGGAAACGCCCAATACGCTTCGACATCGCGTCTATGATATCGGGGTGGATGTCACGACACTCGTTAAACCACGCCCCAGTAAGTTCCAGCGAGTTCAGGTTGGCTACATCGTCCGCGTCGTCCAGTGCTCTGAACATAATCTCGGACTCGACATCCCCGATTTTGAAGAAGTACGTCTTGGTCGTGCGCATATAATCCCCGCACACACCGGGCGGGAACCAGTCTAGGAACGTCTTGATCGTCGTATCCTGCAACTGGCGGGCAGTCTCGCGGACCACAGCGAACCGTGTCTTGCGAATCCCTTGGCTGTTGGGAATCTGCGCCGACGCCCTGCGGACAACCTCGAACGAACAGGTCACCGACTTGCCCGAGCCCACTGGCCCCATCAGCACACGCATCTTGATATCAGACTGCATGAACTTAGCGCCAGTCGGCGGCGGCGTATAGTTAATATCTAAAGACAAGGCGATTCTCCAAATATCGTAACTATGTACGATGGTGGTTTCTTCCTGCGCTTCTTAATCACTCTGGTCTGGTACGATACGGATTTCTCCGTCAGCAACTTCTCCAGTTGTCTGCACTTCACGGCGCTACTCAATCTCTGCATACTCAGGCTCATGTTCAATCACCTTGGCTGTATGCTCTTGGTTTCCGAGATTGATCGTGATGCGAACACCACCCGTGCCTTCTTGAGATACCTCGTTCTTGGGCTCCAGACCAGCCCACTTGACCGTTGACTTGATCAGGTCGGCCTTCACAGCGGCGCTAACGTCCGGGCTATGGATTAACAACCAAGATGTTTTCAGGAGTTCTTCCGACTGGGCTCGGGCCTTCATGCGGAATGTGAGTCCCTTGTCGCGGATTTCTCCACGGTAGTGCTCCACCTTCCTGAGGAACACAGGGTCTTTGTTGAACGTGATGATGTCGGAGGTTGTGATCTTGTGGCGTTCGACAACCTCATCCAAAGACTCTCCGCTGCCTTCGAGCAGCAGGGCTATGTCGAAGGCTAGACGGTCTGACCATTTGGTATAGTTCAATGGGAGTGTGTCCATAATGGGAGCCTTAATCTGTAAAGCGCGTCGAGTCAACTGGGTTTGAAACTTTACATGTTGGTTTTTGGGGTCTCGTTTTAAGCGGTTTACTATCCATGCGGGGGGGCTTCGAACCGCCAGTCCATGTACCCCCCTCTGCCATGCCCGATGCGCGGGCAAGCCGATGCAAGCGATAGGCTGAAAGCCTAGGGAAACAAGGCAACTTGACATTCTCGTCAAGTTGTGCGAGTATTTGATTGTCGACGGGATGACCCCGCCGACAGGCTCTTTGACAACTAAAGAAGGATTACTACCATGTCGGACAACAATACGGTTGCGGCTCGCAAGGTTTCCATTACCCCGATTACTTTCGTGATCGAAGTGGTTGCCGAGCGGATTTCCGAAAAGGGTACGTTCTCGGCCCTCAAGGTTACCTCAGTCAAGTCCTCGGTTAAGGAATTGGTTGGTCACCTCAAGGTCTCGGCCCCACCTCAGGGCGGCGGCGCGATGTACATCAAGACGGATAGCTTGACAGGCATCAAGGTCTTGAAAGACTCGGAAATCAAGACAAGCGGAACAAAGTTGTTCTGATCCAAGCAAGAGGGCGGCGATGGTCGCCGCCCTCACAACCCAAGGGAAAAAGAAAATGAAGTACGAAACACTCTACCACCGCTTCAAGAGAGACGGAAAATGGCGGACCGTCGAGATCAGAGTAGAGCGCAAGCGCAAGCAAGCGATACTCGCAAGGATAGAGATCAAGTACAAACTCAAGCTGACGGAAGCCTGAGACAACGGGAGAGGCGAGAGCCTCTCCCACCTCAACGAAAGGAACCACGATGGAACTCACTTGGAAGCAGACTATCCTGATGGTCATCGCCATCTTCGTGATTACAGGACTGATTGAGCAGATACCCTACTGAGAGAGCGGGAGCGAGGCGCAAGCCTCCTCCTTCTTTTATTCTCTGTTGTGTAAGACCATACGTCGGGGGGTTACAGCTCATATGGCAACTGCGTATAAGTTATGGCGTATGTAAAGCGTGTTTGTGTATGATTTTATGTATAGTTTGTAGCAATATATAGGGGTGTAGCCATACAAATCTAAAACGGAAGGCAGATTTTTAGAGAAATCTAGAGCAAACTTTACGTTAAAAATCGGCTGTAACTGTACAACTATACAGTATAGTTTGTAGTAAAACCAAGGAGTTAGAACCAAATGAGTGGGTATATAATATATAAAGAATCTAAGAATACACTGTTTTTTTTAACCCTTTCCTATAGAAAAAATTATTGATGTAAAGTTTTATAAAAACACCCCTAAAAAAGATGGCGACATTACTAAAAAAACATAGATTCTTTAGATTCTACAGATTCTTACACGCTACACCATTGATTTAATTACATTTTATTTTATGTAAAGTTAGCCTTTTCTATGCCACACGTATATTCTATTTTAGATTATGGCATATGCCCACACGCACACGGAGGAAACTTGACACCGGCGGAGCGGTCGTGCTACGTTGGTGGGGTCAGCAGGACAACACCTGTTAGATACTAAGTTTACATATAAACAACAAAAGGAATATAACAATGTCTACTAGTAAAGTTTCTCTCATCCAGAATTGTGATGTTGTACTTGACACCAAGGGTCGTATTGCTACCAAGGCTAACCCTGATGGTGCATGGTCCAACGAGAATGTGAATACTATGTATAGCAAGATGTTGGAGAAAGCCAAAGAGACTGGTCACTCTATCAAGGTGTTTGTGTATAGTAATGACCCTGCATCCAAGATAAGCGAGTTGACCTACAAACAGGCTCTATCATTCACCAAGACCCATCTCCCTCGTATTGGTCACAATATGAAGTTCGGTGGTTCACAGTACTTTATGTTGGTAGATAAGGACAAAGCCCCATCTGCTGTTCGTAATGTCACTCAGAAGTTGTTCTGATAACAGTTAATCGGTTGGAGTGGGTTAATAGCCCACTCCTTTTTTGTGTCCGTATAGGGAGTATAATTATGACTACTAGTTCCGATTTGCTACAGAGTATCGATAGGTCTGAGCGACTTGTTACCAATAGGTTGATTGAGGTTAAGGCTATCCATTCATTGGTTATGTCTGACCCTGACAACTACTGCAAGTCATCCAAGTTGGGGATTATTCAAGGGGATTTGGACTTCCTGAATAATTTGTTGACCGATATCCGACAGGTGTTGAATGATCACTAGTATAGCTATGCACTGTAGCCGTTGTTGTCAGCCCATCTCCCAAAAGAGGTGGGCCTTATTGTATCGTGAGTGTTTGGATTGTGGAGATAAACGGGCCAAGAGACTGGCTCAATCTAGGACTATAGTGCCTATGCACAAGTCGAACTATATATTGGTTACTGACCTTAACTTGCTGAAAGGACTGAATAAATGAGAGCGACAACATTAAAATCAACGATTAAATCTCTGTTCCCCATCCAACGTACAGTATGTATAGAAGGTAGTCCGGGTGGTGGTAAGACTACTATCGTACAACAAGTTGCCAAGGAACTGGACATTCCCTATATCGAACGGCATATGCCGACCATGCTTGTCGAGGACTTTGGTATTCCTATGGTTATGGGAGATGGTGAAGCCCTGTCCTACAAGCTACCTGATTGGTTTCCGGTCAAGGGTAAATCCCCTGATAAGGGTATCTTGTGCTTCGATGATCGCAATCAAGCCAATGCGGACTTGCAGAAGGTTCTCGCTAATATCTGCCAAGCCCGTAACCTTCATGGTGTGCCATTGCCTGATGGTTGGATGGTCATATCCACTGGTAACCGTCAGTCTGATAGGGCAGGTGCTAACCGTGTTCTGTCCCATCTTCGTAATCGTGAGACTATTGTGGAGTTGGAGACCCATCTGGATGACTGGTCATCATGGGCCATTGATAACGATGTGAAGCCTGAGGTTATCTCATTCATTCGGTTTCGGCCTAACCTGTTACATGACTTCGACCCACAACGTGACCAGAATGCTACTCCACGTAGTTGGGTTGAGGGTGTTTCCGATGTGCTTGGTGTAGTGTCAAGTGATGCAGAGTATGAGTGTTTCAAGGGTGCTGTAGGTGAGGGGCCAGCCGCTGAGTTTGTTGGGTATCTGCGTATATTCCGTAAACTTCCTAACCCTGACAACATCTTGATCAATCCCACAACAGCAGAAGTACCGACTGACCCTGCTACACTGTATGCCCTGAGTGGTGCGATTGCACAGCGGGCTACTGTGGCTAACTTTGACCGTGTTTGTACCTATTCAGAGCGTATGCCTCCAGAGTTCAGCGTTCTGACTATCAGCTATGCGGCTCGTAAGAACCCTGATCTGGCTAATACTCAAGCGTTTAACAAGTGGGCCATTGCACATCAGGACGTGCTGTTTTGATGGATAAGATAGGCAAGGAGTTGATCCACATGAATACGGACTGGATAGACTACCTCATGCTTGAAAGGAGAGTGCTCACAGTAGGCTACATCAAGTCAGCCTATTGGGGCAAGGTTAAGAACAAGTCCCTCGGTGATTGGCTGAGGGACGAGTTCCCTAATGAGTGGGTTAGATTCAAAGCAAGTAAACTAGAAACAATGGAGAATGGCTATGAATTTGAGTGATAAAGCCCTGTTGGTACAGTTGAACATATCCCAATGGACTGCTCGTAAGTACGACAAGCGAGTGACCCAAGAGGTAGCCGATAGTCATGGTGCTCAGATGGGGGTGGGACGCTACAATAAGTCTCTGCTTCCCATGAATGATTACCTTGATGATGTGCATAAGAAGGCGACATTCATCCGTACCAAGTACTACGAGAACACATTGCCTTGGGGCATTGAGGGTACACAGTTGCTACCATCTGCTAACTACTTGAACTTTATGACTAATTTTCGCAAGGAGAAGAACGAGTGGGAGTTCTTGGTCGATAAGTTCTTGGTTATGTATGACGACTTGAAGGATGATGCCAGACGTATGCTACCCAATGGCCTGTATAATGACTCTGATTACCCGTCAGAGCATGACCTACGGCGTAAGTTCAAGATGGATATGGCTGTGTTTCCTGTACCTACCAATGACTTTCGAGTTGCTATCGGTAGTGAGGAACTGTCCCGTATCCAACAGGATGTTGAGCATCGTGTAAAGCAAGCTCAAGAGACGGCAATGCAGGACGTATGGCAACGTCTATATGACAAGGTAAAACATATTGCTGAGAAGTTGGCTGACCCTACGGCCATCTTCAGAGACACTATGGTCGATAATGCTAGGGAGTTATGCTCTCTATTACCCCGACTAAACTTCGCTGATGACCCTAACCTTGAGGCTCTACGCCATCAAGTTGAGCAGTCATTGGTCAAAAACCATCCTGATGCGTTGCGTAATGACCCTGATCTACGCCGTGACAAAGCGGCTGAAGCCAAGGCAATCATGGATAAGATGTCTGTATTTATGGGAGGTGCATGATGAGAACCTATATCGCTCTATACAAAGAACGTCGTCTGATAGTCACAGCTTCGTCTAGTTTCGAGGCACAAGAGACTGCGGCTAAACTGCTCAAAGCTAGGAAGCGGTACGATGTGACTGTATATTTGGCTGACACACCGATCAACACAGGGAGTATATGATCATGGATATTATGAAGCGCATCAGTAAGGCTAAGACTAGCCTCATTCTGGAAAGCCCGTTCTTTGGACGGGTAGCCTGTGAATTGCCTGTAATTCTGGATGATACTATCCCGACTGCTTGTACCAATGGCAAGGAGATACGCTACAACCCCAAGTTTGTGGATGAACTTGACGATGAAGAACTCAAGTTCCTAGTGGCCCATGAGTGTGCTCATCCTATGCTTGAACATAACTTCAGACGGGGTGAACGTAATGCTAGGACATGGAACAAAGCCGCTGACTATGTGATCAACAAGCTGTTGGTGGATGAGAAGATTGGACGTATGCCCAAGATGGGCCTGCTGTCCGATGACATATACAATGCAGGCGGTGGAACTTCTGAGGGTATCTACAACATACTGCCACATGACCCTGAAGGTGAAGGTGGTTTCGGTGGTGAAGGTGACCCGTTAGATGACTGTCAGGATGCACAAGGGACACCTGCTGAGAAGTCACAACAAGAGGCTGAATGGAAGGTGAAGGTAGCCCAAGCGGCTCAAGCCGCTAAGATGATGGGTAAAATGACAGCAGGACTAGAGCGGTTGGTGACTGGAATACTCCAACCAAAGGTGAATTGGCGTGATGTTCTGCATAAGTTCGTTGAGAAGTGTAAGGATGATCAGCGTTCCTATGCCCGTCCTAATCGTCGGTTCATATCTCAAGGTCTGTATATGCCAAGCGTAACAGGTGAGAGACTAGGCGAGATTGCCATCGCTGTTGACTGTTCCGGCTCTATTACAGAGGAGTTGGTCAATCAGTTTGCTTCCGAGATCAGGACTATCCATGAGGATGGTAGGCCGTCGATGATTCATGTCATGTACTTCGACTATGAAATCTCTCACTACGAGAAGTATGGACGTGAAGATACCCTAGATATCAAGCCACATGGTGGTGGTGGCACACGGTTCAGCCCTGTGTTCAAGTATATGCAGGAGCATGACATCAACCCTGTAGCCTGTGTGTTCCTGACAGACTTGCAATGCGATGACTTCGGTGATGCCCCTGAATATCCTGTGTTGTGGGTGTCTACCGATAAGGGTGAAGCCCCATTCGGTGAAGTAGTGGTGATGTAATGATGTTCGTCGGATTACCTGATGGGTTCACTATGGAGAAGGAGAAATCCGGTGTGCTGATTGGCGAAACATGGGCTGTGGCAGTGTACTATAAAAAGAGACTCGCCTTTCAAATGGTGTCGGATTTCGACGTATCCGATGGCAGACCACGTTATTCTGCTCGGTCTGTAACATATTCCAGCGACTGGCAGGAGTTTTCAAGTTTGGGAGAGATGGTCTTAGTCATGTGTACTAAGCATAGAATGGGGGTTGAGTGATGGAAACTTATATTGCTGTGACCAGTACGGCTATGAGTATCGCCATGTGTCTACGGATACTATGGCTCGAACGTAAGTTAGAGAACGCATCTGAAGCCATATCCGCTATGGCTCTCGGTATGGCTGAAGTTACTATGGAAGATGGTCTAATCACAATTAAATATAAGGGAGTGTAACGATGGCTACTGTACGTTTTAGTGGTGAGTTGACAGGTCATATCATCCAGAATGCCAAGGACTTATTCAAGCAACGCATAGAAGATGCGAAAGCAAACGTCCCTAAAGATATTGCTGATCGTGTGTACGAACGTGGTCTAGGTCGGTATCAGGAACGCTTTAATGCTCTTCCTAGTGTGTTCTTTAGACACGAGGATACCATGAAGATAGTTAAAATCGGGGATGTAAAATGTTATGTTGAATGCAGGTACTCAGGCGGTAGGAAGGTATACCCTATTGGGGAGATGCCTCCAGAAACAATGCTGAAGTTCGAAGGGTACTCTTATATGGGTCAAGGCTTGGCCTTGATTAATACAGATGGTTTCTGGGATGATATCCTTGCTGAAGTAACAGCGTATCAGCAAGCTATTGATAACCTCCATTCACAGCAGACATCGTTTATTGATAGTGTGAAGAAGGTTATAGCGGCTCATGCTACCCTTGCTCCTGCTCTCAAGATGTGGCCTGCACTATGGGACTTGATACCAGAGGGTACTAAGAACAAGCACAAAGAAATTGTGGAGCGTAACAAGTCTACTCCAACTGTGGATGTAGACCTTGGCTCACTCACTGCCGCTGTAACATTCAGCAAACTCACACGATAAGGGAGAGCGTCTATGTATTATAGTAATTCCGATATCAGAACTTATGCTGACGCCGATACACTATTCAAGACAGCTAGAACTCCTAGTAAGGGTAAGCCTATCAGGTCTTTCGCTAGAATACTCAAGGATGGTGATGACTATATCATTACCGTGAAGGGGACTAACATCTGTAGGATAACTCCTGACAACACGTTGGAGTTTATTGCCGAGGTCAATACTGTGCGCTGTAATACGTTCACTCTTGTCGGTAACCTGCATAGTGTCATACCGATTGCCATATCCAGAGTAGGCACTGGTCGATATCGTGTCGAGCATAGCAGTACACTTATCGCCTTGTCCCAAGGACGTTGGCCTCATATGAAGAACGATGCTCCTGAATACTTCAAAGGTATCAAGTTCGATCTAAGTACCGGTGAATGCCTCAACCGAAGAGTGGATATGCTCAAGTCTGTTGATACAGACAAGCGCAAAGAGTGGCTGAGACTACTCACAAGATGGAATCGTGGCATCAAAGTACGTATGAAGATGGGTGTATTCTCCGGTCTGGTAGAGAGAAGGCGCATCGAAGGCGGTAATGCTCAAGGTGGTCAAACTGGTCTAACAGAACCGTTATACAAGGCCATCATCGACGGGACTCACGATACTCAGCTACTCTACAACATAGTATTACAAGCATCACCAACTTACTGGAGTCAAACGACTATAACTCCAGACGATGTGCAACGGTACATTAAGAACCTACTATCAGCCCATAGCATCCATTTCAGACAGCGGTTCGGAGTGCTACCCAAATGAGTGTGATTGTATGGGACGGCGTATCCTTAGCCGTAGATAATGGTGCAACAGACGGCTTCTCCATGTGGGAATCCGAGAAAGTATGGGTACATAAGGGCGAGTTCCTAACTGGGACTGGTACTGTGTCCTCCATATTGGAGATGCGTGAGTGGTATAAGAATGGTTCTAACCCACTCCTATTTCCATTCGCCCAACGTGTATTTGATACTATGTGTAACTTTATTGTGGTGAATGAGACAGGACTTCACCGATACGAACGGACTCATGTTCCGATAGATCATGGGTTTAGTATATGTGCTTTCGGGCAGGGTAAGGACTTTGCCTATGGTGCGTTAGCGATGGGCGCAACAGCAGAACAAGCCGCAACAATCGCAAATAAGTTCTCCATTCATTGTGGAATGGGGGTGTCAACATATGTCATGGGAGTAGACAATGATTAAGCGTGGACGTGGACGGCCTAAGAAGATAGTACAAGAAAAAGTTGCATATAAATTGGATAAAGTGGGAGACGCAATAGAAGCCTTTGTAAACACACATGATTTTGCTGAGGCATTTATGGATAACTTGGTGGGTAAAGTTATCTATGAGCTACGCATTTATAATAACTGCCGAAACCCCGAAGTGATGAAGCGAGTTAGGGAGTTGCTCGACATCATGTCTGGATACGCTGATTCACTACCCAAGGAGGAATTTCTTGATTAAGAGTGTCATATGGAAGAGTGCAGAGAAGGAACGCTGCATTCAGATGCACATGAATGGTGCTACAGCAAGGGAGATTGGCATTGCCATATCACGTAGCAGGAACTCTGTGATTGGGTTCCTTAATCGTGCCGGTTATGCCAGACCGAAGGTGGCTAAGCCAAAGGTAGAGGAGTTGCCAAAGCCTAAGGAACGTGTAAAGTCTGCGACTGTGATTCGGATTAACCCCATAACTAAGGGGGCGTTCGTGCCGAAACCTGAACCTATAATACCGCACAATACTGTTCCGCTTATAGAGCGTGACATGACCTATGAATGTGCATGGATTGTAGGCTCAGTTAATGGGGGAAATAGTCGGTGCTGTGGGCAGATGATATACAGGAAGTCACTTTGCAAAACGCATTATGATGTAGCCTATGAGCGGCATGTAATTTTCAGTGGCAAGCCTAAGAGGGAGTTTACATTTAGTGGCAGATTGGGATAGGCGATTTCTAAATTTGGCAGAGTATATTTCTGCATGGTCGAAAGACCCATCAACCAAAGTCGGGGCGGTCATCAGCCGCCCTGACAACACGATAGCATCGCTAGGATACAATGGCTTCCCTAGATATGTGGATGACGGCGAGTTGCGCTATGCTAACAAGGCTCTGAAGTATAAGATGGTTGTTCATGCAGAAGTGAATGCTATCTTGAAGGCCAAAGAACCATTGGATGGATATACATTGTACGTACATCCGCTACATCCATGCGCTAGTTGTGCGGCTATCATAATCCAGTCCGGTATATCCAAGGTTGTCACTATTGTAAGTGATAGACCTGATTGGGCAGAGTCATTCGCGATTGCTAAGGCGATGTTCTGTGAGGCTCATGTGGATGTGAAGGTGCTTGACGATGCCTGATATTACAATGTGCTTGGGTGAAACCTGCCCAAAGGCAGACACCTGCTATAGGTCACCGTCTAGCGGTACTAAACCTGACGAGACTAAACAGTCATGGTTCATTCAAGAACCATACTGGCGTGACGGTAGAGGGCCAGCCGTTTGCGATGAGTATTGGCCTGTTAATAGGGAGACTACCAATGATAAACGTAGATAAGTTGTTGAATGAGCGTGAGAAAACACACGGTAAGTTTTCGGACGGTGCAAGCGTAAGCCAGATGCTAAAACAAGTGGCACGTACATCGGCTAATTGGGACAAGATGAATGACTCTCAACGTGAGTCATTCGATATGCAAGCAAGCAAGTGGGGTCGCATCCTAACAGGTGACCATAACTTTGCAGATCATTGGGTCGATCTTGCAGGGTACTCCACACTCGGTGGCACACACTCCGGCACAAGCCTAGCTACCGTAGCATCTGACATTAGGGTATCCTTTAGCGGTATGCCTAAGGTCACTGATGTAAAGATCGCCGATATAGACGAAGCTATACTCAAGAAAGCCTGAGCATGAACGGGCAGTATCATCTCATAACCACAGTGGTCACGGCAGTTATTGCCGTGGCTATTGTTCTCATCATTGCAACCACAAAGGGGAAGAAGAAATGACTACGAGACACGCCGACGATGTGACTATTACTGATCTGGTTCGCTTGCGTAGGGAGAACGAAGCCTTGCAGAGTCAGCTAAAGAACGCACTAGATGTTGTGGTAAAACTGACGAAAGAAAACAGGGAACTCAAGGGGAGGAAGTGATTATGATCACCACGACATTAAACAGAATACGCGAACATTCACCATGCGAAGACGGGTGGACAAAACTACTCGCCGGACTTGGCAAAACAGCGGCGGACGATGAACCTTTGCCGTTTGCGACAATCCTTGCAATCAACGGGCTGGATTATGCAGTTTGGTGCTGTTGTGCTGAACCTCAATACGCGAAAGAATGGCGGTTGTTAATGGTCGCGTATGCTCGACGGGTCGGGCATTTGATTATTGACCCTAAAGCCAAAAACGCGATTGACGTTGCAGAGCGGTATGCAAACGGCGAAGCGACCGATGAAGAGTTGAACGCCGCATGGGCCGCCTCATCCGCCGCCGCAGGTGCCGCCGCATGGGCCGCCTCATGGGCCGTCGCAGGTGCCGTCGCAAGGGCCGGGATAATCTCTTTCGACCCCGCAATCGCCGCCGCAAGGGAAGACGAACGTAAGTGGCAAGAGCAAGAGTTCCTGCGCGTCGTTACAGAAACAGGAGCGAGTGATGGACGCTACTGAAAAATTAGCTCAAATGATGATCCGTTGCGGACTGGCAACGGGACACGGTGACACTATTGACGATTTGATTTTTGAATTGGAAAAGCAGATCAAAAATACATCGCACGCATTCAGCGATGCGCTGAAAGAAATTGAACGGCTACAAAGGGTTCAGGGTACTTTGATTGCTGCGTTCCGTGTAAACATGATGCGGCTATCGCCTGAGTTCACGCATGAAGAGTTTGATAAAGCAATTGCTGAATTTAAGGAGAAAGAGTGATGATCCTTCAACTGTCCCCCACACTGCCAATGATTACCCCGAAGGGTAAAGCACTGGCGCACTTTGTGATTGATTACGGCGAAGAGCATCACCTGATGTGGGTGTGCGTTCAAGAGACGGGCGAGATATGGACTTGGGCTAACCCCGAAGTCCGCGTGCAGAGCAACCCGTCGTTCAACCGACCATCTTGAACGCTACCTCTTCCGTCTCGGCTACGCGCCTGCCCCAACCCTTGCCGAATGTTTCCCATGTCGGCAGGGCTTGCAGGAACTCCAAGCGGCGCTCGCAGATCTTCGACGCCAGTTCACGCGGGTTCATCTTCGCTACAGCGGCAAGTGTAGCAGGGCCGATAGCGCCATCAGCAGCCACACCACAAGCGCCCTGAAGAAACTTGCTGGCACGGCCAGTACCAGAATTAATAGCAAGATCAAAAACAGCAAAGTCCACCCCATGCGGGAGGTCATCGCAGCGGCACTTGTCCCAGTACCGGGCTTTGTAAAGGGGCGCGACGTCGGCAACTGTGAGGGCTTTGATGTCATCTTTGGTTACCTCATGGCCGACCCATTCTTCCCAGACTTTCTTGGTGGCTCCTAAATTTGTTGCTCCCCCTGGATCCTTGGGGTGATCGACATACCCCCCTTCATGTTTCAAGACATGGGCGAGGCACTCTTCAAAATTATCTTTCACGACTTACTCCAAAGGTTTTGAGTTGTGGATCATGGCGTCTTTCTTCTGTGAGCCAGACGACGAGCCAAAGTAAAACGCCATAACGCCTGTCCACCCGGCTGATAATGTGCCGAGCAGCATAAGCAGGACTTCCGAACCATTCAACGGCAATCCGCTGATTAAGACATACGCAATAATACCGAAATAGCCTAGCGTGACGCTAATTGCTAAAACGCGGGGGAGAAAGTCTTTGGTTTCTGTCTGCATCGCCCGCGCCGACTTGCGGTCGTCCACCGCGAGCGCTTCCAGATCAATATCAAGGCTCTTCATTTGGATTTTGAAGTCGGCGTCGATCTTCTTGACCGTTGCAAGCTGTTCAGGTGATGCAGCGCGGAGCGCCGTTTGCAGATCATCCTCAGAGCCGTCCTCGTTGCCGAGCAGTGCTTGGGATAGCGCCTTTGTTGCCATGCCCGCCAGTGGGCCGCCAAGTGCCGTAGCAATGCTTGGAGCGACTGAGCCAAGTAACCCCCCGAAATTTTTAAGCAGATCCATCGTCCTTCCCTCCTGTAGATTTTGACCCTAACATAATGCCCGACAGCGTACCTGTCAGGAAAGTTGCGATCGGAGCAATCAACTTGAAAAACTCTTGGTCGTTTGGAGCTTGTCCGTCAATTGGCTGCACGACGAATATCAGGCTGTACAGCACCGCAAAGACAGTCCCCGTTAACGTCAGGCAAAGGCTGACCCCGATGATAAACTGCAAGAGAGCGTGGAGTTCATCCTCTTTGATCCTCATCTTGCGACGGCTCCGCATGGATTTTGTTTGAGAGTGTCTGCGGAACAGGTTCCAGAGGCGGTGCAGATGGGCGGGTTGCACTCCGGCGCGTCCCAGTTCTTAGGGTCTTGGCATGGGTAACGATAGCGGTCTTCGCACCCTGACAGAACCAAAAATGCAACCGCCATAAGGTATCTCATTTGTGCGCAGTCAGGTAGACGAAGAGTGCAAGACCAAGAGCCATAACAATGACGCCCAAGAACATCCACGCACCTAAGATAAGTTCAGCTTGGCGTTCCTCGGCTTCCTTCTGCGCGGCGGCGGCCTGACGCACGGCCTCTTTACGCATTTCCGTCACTTCCTTCTGAATTGCAATCCACGCCTGTTGACCGTAAGCCCCTACAAACAGGTTCTTGGTGTCGAGCTGCAACTGTTGCGCCTTGGCTTTTAAAGCGTACAATTTTATTGCTTCAGCTTCATATTCTGCTTGACTTTGAAAAAGTTTTTTCTTCCGATTTCCAGAAGTGAGTTGCGTGATTTGCGCTATTCTTGCGAACAAACTGCCAACGCGCTCTACAACATCTATGGCTTCGTGGCCCGCATCCGTGGCCGACTTGATTCCATTATAGATGGCCGTTGCACCCGCCAGCAGCGTAAAAGGATCCATTTACTTATCCGCTTTGTTTTCAAGCCGCTCAAAGATTTGCCGGCAGATGTCTTTCAGTTCTTTGACGCCTTCTTGAAACTCATCTTTGCGGATGTAATTTGACGGTAGCGCGACCTCAATGATGTGCAGATCCTTCCGCAGTTCTTTCACCGCACCCCAAAGCTCACGCGCCAACCAGCCCATCCCCGCTATGATGATAGCGCCGCCAAGATTGATGAGGGTCTGCGTGTCCATTATTGAGCCATCTGCTGTATCATTTCTTGTACGGATGGGGATAGTAAAAGTTTATTATTTGCTTCTATTGGAAGCCGCGCATCGCCGCGTCGCATTGTTGCGGCAATGTTTTTAGCGTACATTTCGGCTAACGTATTACGCGCTGCTTTTGAACCTAAACCAACCGCGCCGAGCGCGCCTGCGCCTATGGCTAATTCTGGTGAACCGCCCAAGGTAGAAGGGCCAAAGAGTACCGCGCCTTTAACCAAGCCTTTTACGTCAGTACCTGGCGCAAATGAGCTAAGAAATTTTAAAATGCTAGACCCAGATTTACCTGTAGCAACATCATTAATCATGCGTTGCTCGGCTTCAGTAAACCGGCTCATGCGGTTTTTATTCCGCGCAAGCGTTGCAAACTGTGTTTTAAGCGCGTCTGCGGAAGGTTCTGTTGACAACGCGGCGCGGTCTATAAGATCTTCTATCGTGCTACTTTTGCTTCTTTTTTTCCATATATCGCGAGCTGCTAAAATTGCAGGCACGCCTACATCAGCATCGCCCGAAATTAAATTAGCCGATGGTGAGTCGGTAATAAAACTATCAATTTTATTTATGACTTCATGTGCAAGTCTGCGTTCATTAGGATCTATGTCTTTTGTAACTTGCGATGCAATTTTGCGTAAATTATCCATATCGCTAAGAGACTGCGCGTTGCCTCTTGATTTGTTAAGGACTTTTAAAATTGCGTTGGTTTTTGGCGAAAGATCTTCATTAAAACCGGCAATTTTAAGTGTGCTGCCAATGTCATCGACCAAATTATCGTAAGACGTTGGGTTAAAAATCATGCCTGCGTCTTCAGCTTTAGCATACGCCGCCTGTGCTTTTTCTTTTAGCGCGCTAGTTGATGGTGTCCCGCCGCCTTTTATAATGCGGCCTACATCTGCAACTCGTTGCGCGCGTTCGGCAACGCCCGCGCCTGTTTTACCTGCGGCAAATCCACCCAATAAAGAACTGGCGGCTAATGCGTAGGGGTTAGTTACGCCTAGTTCATTTAGAACCGTCGGTGCAACCGTTGCGCCTGCGCCGGCCGCACCTTGAATTACAGGTTGTTGGCCCATCGTGCTTAAAACATTACGAGTAGTGGGGCTTGTCGCAAATCGCGCCATTTCACTAAACGCTTTTGCCTGCGCGCCGCCGCTTGCCGCGCCTTCTAAAGCAGAAGAAAACACTTTTTGCCCTGTTGTTTTTGGTGCTTTTCCAACACCAACAGAACCGTAAATATCTCGAATGGCTTCAGAACCTGTAGGCACACGCGAGTACCCAAAATAAGGGCTACCTACGTTGTATAAGGACGTGCCTAGATCCGTAAGGCCAAGCGCAGTAACGCCCAACGCCGCGCCGGGAAGCGCGCCGACGCCGCCTGCCGGCGCTCCTGCTAACGCGCCCGCGCCCGCAGCGGTTACATAGGGGGCCAAAGCGCGGTTGGCTACGCCAAGCCATTGCGGCAACGAATCTTCTTCAGCCAAAGCCGTTCCTCGCGAAGAAGGTATGTTTGCCAACAAATCAATAGGAGCTTCGTCTGCTAAAAGATTAATAGGCATTTTTATTCTCCCTCAATCGTCATGCCTTTAGCCCGCACACGCGCTTTAACGTCTTCTACTGATAGATTGTTAACTTTTGCCGTATGTTCTATGTCCGAAAGTTTTGCAATATTTGACTTATCTTCTGTTTTAGCGGGAGCTTCTGTTTTAGGTGCAGCTTCTATCTTTAGCCCACCAGTACCGTACAACTTGTCAACATTGGCTATAATATCTCGAACAGATTCTATGCTTTGCGTTGGTTTTGTAACCGCCTCTTGCAACGCTTGCAATTCAGGAATTGAGTTCATTTCTTGCGCGGACATCCCCGTTGCGTTTTTAATAGCCGTCAACAAGAACCGCGCATTACTTTGCACGTTAGTGCGTAAAGTTTGTGCTTTTGTACCTACAGCTTTCCCCGCTTCTTGCCCCAATGCAGTGGCCCCTAGATAAGCGGGTATGTTTTCGGCAACAGACCGATTTTCGCTTGGAATAGCTTTCATTTCTTCTAAGCTGTTGTAGTCTTTTAAAAGCGTACCCAATATTTGGGTTACGTCGCTTTTGCCTTTTACTTTTGCTTGTTCTTTAATCTGCGCGTCGGATACCGTAGGCACTTTAGCCAACATACCTTCGCCTGTTTCTGTACGCATATCAGGTCGAATAGCCGTAGATGTTTGCGGGGTAGGCATAGGCGCACCGCCGTAGCCCCCTGCGTTCATCGCAAGCGCGTTGGTAGGTTGGGCCGCAACGGGAGCAGGCGCAAGCGCGTTTGACTGTTGCCCAAACGTTGGACGAGGGTACATATCAGGCGCGGGCGCTCTAACGCGCTGAAATATTACCTTGCTAGGGTTATTAGGGTCTGGCATTTCAATTATTTTTTCGCCAAACGAAGCGTTCCACGCGGCTGCATACTCTGGCGTTGCAACAAACGCGGGGTCATTAACGCCTTTAAGTAGAGTTAAGCGAAGACGTTCGTTTTCCGTGCCGCCCGAACCGCCGCCGCCTGCTTCGCCTTTGGCTTTGTCCGTCTGCGCCGTTACCAACCCACGGGCCGCAATATTATCCGCTGCTTTAGATGCGCCTTGCGACATTTGTTCGCGTATTTGGGGAAAAAGATAGCCTTTCGCAATTAGGCCATCAATAGCCGCCATTGATTGTTCAAGCGTCAAACCGTTTAGCTCATTAAATTTTGCCATAGGATGACCGGGCGTAAATGTTGCCGCTACTATTGCTTTAAGCGACGCAATATCTGGCGCGGCATCAATTTGCGAACGGGTTAAATCAATATACTTTTTAGTATTTTCATAGTCTGTACCCGTAGTTTTTGCCCGTGTTTCTTCATTGATCAAACCTTGGCCGGCGGCTTTAGCTTCCTGTTCCTGCTGTTTGGCAAATTGCTCTTGCGCGTTAGAAAATGTAACCAAACCAGAAAGATCACCGCGCCTAAGAAGTTCATTCTTAACTTTTTCTGGGTCAAAACTTGCCGGTGTGTTACCTTGAACAGTGCCTGGCCCCATGACAGCAGTTTTAGCAGGCATATACCCGCCCTTTATCGTATCCATAAATTGTTGTTTACGCACAAGTTCAGCGCGTGCATTACCCGCAGCGGCGCTACGCTCTTGCGCCGCTCGCGCACGATCCTCGGCAGCGTACTGCATCTGCAAAGCGTTAGCCTGCTGCGCCTGCTGCGAGTTGCGGAACTGCATCATTTGATTGGCAGAACCCATAATGTCGATAGCGCCAGGAACGTAAATCTCAGCCATGATCAAAATTCCTTTTTATTACGGGCCAACAAAGCCGTAGCCTGAGTTAGGCGATCCATACCAGTTAGACGACCCAGGGCCGTAACTGCCGCTGCCATACATCTGGTTGGCGTTAAGACCGGACACTACTGTTCCTGCGGCCCCGCCAAGCGCCCTGTTCCAAGCATCTGCCGCGCCAGTGTAGCCAGAAGCGCGGGCGTTGCCTGCGGCCACATTTAGATTACCTATGTTAGCCGCTGAGTTCATCATGGTGTTGCCTGCACCAGAAGCGTATCCCGCGCCTGCCGAACCAAGCGTGTTGGCCGATGACTGCCCCTGCCCAAGCAAGGACTGAAGCGGGTTCAGCACGTTTGTACGGTTTGTCTGATAGCGGTTGTAGGCGTTCTGGTACTCTTGCGAACCAAGTTCTTGGCCGTACTGTTGCGCGGCGCGAAGCGCGTTACCAGAGATCAAACCGCCTCTGGCCGCTGCCTGTTGGTCAAGACCTTTCAAGCCTTCCTTCATGCGGAACGCATACCCAGGATCAGTTTGAAAATCAGACATACCGAAAGGTCGCATTGCAGACCCGTAACCTTCAGCGCCTGTCCGGTCGCTCAAGCCAAGAATATCCATCAAACGATTTTGCCCGGTAATGCCGGCTTCGTAAAACGGTTTCTGACGAGCAACGCCTTCCTCGTACATCTGCTTTTGAAGCGCGAGGGATTCTTTTGCAGATTGCGATTGCAGTTGCGCGGCCTTGTCCGCAGACTGAGCTTGCGCCTTCGCAGCCTTGCTCGCCGCTGACGACGCCATCGCACCGCCGATAAGCGACGCGCCTGCACCAACTATAGCACCTACAATAAAAGCCATCTTAATGCTCCAGTTTCAGTTGGTCGGCGTAGGCAAGCTCCTGCTTGTTATTATCACCGCCCTGCAATTGGTCAACTGTTGATTCCGTAAGTTCTTCGACCAGCTTATCAAGATCCGTCTCGTTTGTCGCGTGGATGTTTGTCCAGACCGTATCCTCAAGCGCGTGGATGGCACGCTTTGTACCCGGCTGCGAAACGATGGTGACCGGCGCTACGAGATCCATAATGCCATCCTCGGAGATAACATGGACGTGGCCTTGGGAGAGGATGCAAAAATGTGTCGTCTTATGAACAGCGCCAGTAAGGATCGTACCGGCAGGCATGAACATTTCGCGGGCGTACATCCCGTTGGCAAAGTAGTGCTTAATAGGCAAAAATGCAGGGGGCATCCCCTGCATCATGTCTTCGATCTGTTGAACTTGTTCTCTCAT